ATGAACCTGAACCACCTTACGAGAGGTGGGAATGACTGAAAAACATAATTACGTCAACCCTTCTGATTATCAAGATCTTTCCCACTTAGAGGCACAAGTTACTAAGGGTAAGAAGTATTATGATGAGCAAGGGTGGGAGATTTCCCCACCCATCAGTGATAGAGAGTGTATCTATAGGTGTTTAGAGAATTGTGAGTCACTTGCTGGACTTGATAAGAAACAGGTACAGCGATTGATGGAAGACTTTAAGACTGACATAACAAAATTAGAAAGAAACGAGGAGTATCCAGCACTATGAGATTAGGAGTCATGTGTTCTGGCGACGGAACTAATTTTCAAAATATACTTACAAATCCTCTTTGTAATACCAATGAAGTTGTGTTGATGATACACAACACTAAACAATGTGGTGCTGTTAAGAGAGCAGCAAAATTTGGTGTTCCGCATGTAAGAGTTCCGCATAAAGATGAAGATAAGATGATAGAACTTTTCAAGGTATGGAGAGTTGATCTCATAGTCCTTGCAGGATATATGAGAGTGATTAAAAATCCTGCTGCTTTCCCTGCTCCTATTATAAATGTTCATCCTTCTTTACTTCCGAAGTATAAAGGGCTACATGCAGTTGAACAAGCCATAGATAGTGGTGATGCTGTTACTGGATGTACTGTTCATTATGTTAATGAGGAATTGGATGGTGGTGAAATAATTCTTCAAGGAGAAGTGTCTATTTTACCCGATGATGATATAGTGTCATTAACAAAAGCAATCCAGAGAAAAGAGTATGCAGTTTTACCTTTGGCAATAGAATATGTTAAGCACCAATTACAGAAACAGAATAGTGGACATTTGTTGTCGCATGATATCCACTGACGGTGAAGTTGATTTGGATGAAAGAATCTGGATGAACAAACTTTGTGAACATAATCTTCAAGCAAGAGAACTTGCAGGAGCTATGCTTTGCCCTAATACAGTAGGGGAAGATGTTAACTATTATCAATAATGTATCAGGGAATACAAACAAACTTGCATATATAGTATGTACGTGTTACTATTAACACATCGTTCATCCCATAAGGGACGCAAGTAAGCCGACTCGGAACGGAATCGTTCATCCCTATAAGGGACGCAAAAGCCGACTAAAGGAACGGATTAAAACCCCTACTACTTTGGAGTAAAGCCAATGGCAAAAGTCACTTACCGTGGAGTCGAGTACGACTCTGCTGATTACAATAGAAGAGTTCTTGCTGAAGCAGCAAGAAACAGAAACTTCGATTTAATGTATCGAGGTATACAAGTGAAGAGCAAGGCAGTTCCTTGCAGTTAAGATGAAGGGGGTTTACACACCCCCTTTTTTAATGTATAATTATTGAAAAGAGTATACTTATGACACTACATATGAGAGAACAATTAATTAGAGCAGTATTGTCTCATGCTCATGGAGAGATTGAAAAGCATAAGGCAAATGTTAATGTTTATCTTGAGCATCCAGCAGGTATAGGTGAGCATTCAGATATTACAGAAGCAATTCAATGTGAGTTGGATAAGATTGCAAGGTATCATGATCAAGTAGAAGTTGTAGAAAAATATTTTGCTTCTAAAAAGTAAATGAATAAAGGAAAATTGAAAGTCTTAGTGCAAGCTCTTAAAGAGATTGTAGATGAATTAGAATCAGAAGTTTATGCTGATGTTGATTCATATAAGTATGAGAATTATACCCAGTTAACACCCCCACCTGATGATTATGATGAGGTCTTTGATGACAATGGATAAATGGTAAAGGTTGTTTCCATTGCTACTGATATTAATTTAAAGAAACTTGGTAAAAAAATTCTTAAGAATGAACCAAGGATTATAAAAGAATATCCTGCTAAGACTATTGATCTTAAAAATGATTTTGATGGTCAGACAGGTTTGGGTTTTAAATCTTTAACATCCAGATCCTGTCATTATAATCTTTTGAATTGGACAGGAACAAGATCTTTAAGGAAATGGATTAGGCATGGGTATGAGAAGTATAATAAATTAGATGGACCAGTATCGGTATTATCTAATGGACCATTATATGTCCTGTGTTGGGCTAATGTAATGAGAAAAGGTGAAAAGATATTACCGCATAAACATGAAAGTAATCAGGGAACTCCTGCTCATTTTCATCTTTCTGGTCATCTTAATATACAGGTTGATGGTTCTACCTCTACTTATTATGAAGGTACTCCTATTTTAAATGAATGCGGAATGATGACTTTCTTTCCTGGTTCTACTGTTCATTGGACTGATGAGGTTGTAAATGATGGTGAAAGAATAACAGTAGCATTTGACATTTATAATGAAGAATTTTATACTTATGATGTATTTGATGAATACAAGTATCATTGGATTGAAATATGACACAGAACATTAAATTAGTAAGTGCCACACCAGATGCTGAACAGCACATGGCATATGTTGCTCGTGTTAGCAACCCTAAGAATCAAGGCAATGATAACTTTGCTGGTCTTCTTAAGTATTGTATTACACACGGTCACTGGAGTGTCTTTGAGCAAGCATTCATGACGGTAGAAATCAATACTACCAGAGGACTTGCTGCACAGATACTAAGACATAGAAGTTTTACTTTCCAAGAGTTTAGTCAGAGATATGCTGACACTAATCTGCTTGATAGTACAATTCCTGTTCCTGATCTTCGTAGTCAGGACTTAAAGAATCGTCAGAATAGTAATGATGACATACCACCAGAGAAGAAAGAAGAGTATCAAGCATTGATTGCTCGTCATTTTTCTGATGCAATGGATTTATATAATGCATTGTTGGAAAATGGTATTGCAAAGGAGTGTGCAAGATTTGTATTACCTCTTGCTACCCCTACACGAATCTATATGACTGGTAGTGTACGTTCATGGGTACACTATATTGATTTGCGTTCTGCTCATGGAACACAGAAAGAACACATGGCAGTTGCAGAAGGAGTTCGTAGTATATTTACCGAACAGTTTCCTACTGTTGCAAAGGCTCTTGACTGGGCTAAATAATTACCCTTAATTTTTAAGTATGGCTACGTACCCCGTCGTTAATCAGCAAACTGGTGAACAGAAAGAAGTTGTTATGAGTGTCCATGATTGGGATCAGTGGTGTTCTGATAACCCTGATTGGTCTCGTGATTATTCTGACCCTTCTACTATGCCTGGTGTTGGAGAAGTTGGAGAATGGAAAGATAAGTTACTTAATAAAAACCCTGGATGGGGTGAAGTCTTAAAGAAAGCTGAGAAGTCTGGTGGTATTTCTGGAAGACTTGCCAGAACCAGAAATGTTGGTACAACACAGGGGAACGGTTAGTATGCCAAGAAAGAAAAAAACTAATGACCAACCAATAGGAGTTGGATTAACAGTTAAGCAGATGAAGAGAAAGAAACCTATAAACACAGATTTTTTAAGAGACATTGATCCTCTTACAGAAAATCAACAACTCTTATTTAATTCTTATGAGAGTGGAAACAATCTTGTTGCATATGGTGCAGCAGGAACTGGTAAGACTTTTATTACTCTTTACAATGCTCTTAAGGATGTATTGGATCCCCAGAGTCCTTGTGAGAAAATTTATATTGTAAGGTCACTTGTTGCTACAAGGGAGATTGGATTCTTACCTGGCGACCATGATGATAAGTCCTTACTTTATCAGATTCCTTACAAGCATATGGTAAAATATATGTTTGAGATGCCAAGTGAAGCAGACTTTGAAATGCTTTATGGAAATCTTAAGACTCAAGGAACAATTGATTTCTGGAGTACCTCATTCATTCGTGGTACAACATTTGATAATGCTATTATTATAGTAGATGAATTCCAAAACTTGAATTTTCATGAGTTAGATAGTATAATAACAAGGGTAGGAGAGAACACCAAGATTATGTTCTGTGGTGATGCTACTCAGACTGACTTGATAAAGCAGAATGAAAGAAATGGTATCAGTGATTTCATGAGAGTTCTAAGAATAATGCCATCAGTTGACATTATAGAATTCGGTGTGGAAGATATTGTTCGTTCAGGATTGTGTAAAGAGTATTTACTATCAAAACTGGAACTTAATTTATGACCTTTGAGCATTGTAATTTTCTTGGTGATCTTGAATTAGATAAGAAAGAAACTCCTGGATGCCGACTGTATCATCTTCCTGATGGTCAGTGGGTTCCTTCTATTAC